CGGTGCCAACCTGCGCAATGCCGACCTGCGCCGTGCCGACCTGCGCAATGCCGACCTGCGCCGTGCCGACCTGTGCGGGGCATCTATAGATCAAATGATGTGGAATATTTATACGGTGTTCTATCCGTTGCAATGTCCGGAATCCGGCTCTTATATCGGCTATAAAAAGGCAAGTGGCCTTGTTGTGGAGTTGGAAATCCCCGCAGATGCACGCCGGTCCTCCGCTACTAGCCGAAAATGCCGCGCCAGTAAGGCCAAGGTATTGAGTATCACAGATATCAACGGAAATCCTGCTGGCGGCCAGGTAAAGAGCAATTATGATCCGGACTTTGTTTATACCATAGGGGAAACCGTTGAAGTGTCTGATTTTGATGATGACCGCTGGAACGAGTGCTCTACTGGCATTCATCATTTTATTACACGGGCGGAAGCCGTTATTTACGAATAAAAGCGCCGCTCTCCGGTGTGCGAGACCGGAGGGCGGCAAGAGAAAGAACATCTGCCCTTATTTTAGGGCACGAAGGAGGGAAAGTCAATGCTGAATACCAGAAATATTTCCGCCCTGCTGCGCTGGGCGATGGAGAATATCGGCTACCCAATCGACGAGATTAACGCCCTGGACGGGACAATACATATCCGCCTCTCGGATGGCCGAACCGGATTCCTTTATATGGGTGAGGATGGCTGCCCGCGGGCGGTGCTTCCGGCGATTGCCTGATATGGAGTGGTGGCTTCCATTTTCACCATACCGGGATATGCAACAGGATCCAACCGCAGGGAATTGCCCAAATTGCGGAGCAGAACTTTACCAAAACGAAGAAATGTGCCAGAAATGTAAGGAGGAACAAAATGACACTGTATGAAATTGACCAGGCAATTCAAGGCCTAGTAGACCCGGAAACAGGGGAACTAATGGACTATGAGGCGTTTGCCGCGCTCCAGATGGACCGAGACGCTAAGATTGAGAATATGGCCCTTTGGTACAAGGATTTGATGGCCGATGCTAAGGCCATCAAAGAAGAGGCGGACACGCTCAATGAGCGCAGAAAGGCCCTGGAGAACAAGGCGGAACGGCTGAAATCCTATCTGTCCCTTGCATTAGACGGCGAGAAGTTCCAGACGGCCAGGTGCTCCGTCACTTTCCGCAAAACCTCGTCCGTTCAAGTGTCTAATCCAGAAGCTTTAATCCGCTGGCTAGAGCAGAACGGATATGACGCGGAGTGCGTCAAGTACAAGGAGCCGGAGGTCAGCAAGACTGGCATTGGCAAGCTCATTAAGGAGGGCGTGCCCGTTCCATATGCCTCGATTGAGCAAGGCCGCAGTGTGGGGGTGAAGTGATGGACAAGTTCCGTCTGCTGGAGGCTTCCGACATTGAAGTGAAGGTCAAGCAGGTCAAAAAGAATGGGGCGGTTCTCCTGCTTTATAAGACGGCCAGGACGGATATGGATATCCTGGATGAGACGGTTGGCTCTGAAAACTGGACGAACGATTACCGGGAAATCAAAGGGAACCTGTATTGTGGGATTGCCATCCGTGATGGAGACGCCTGGACGTGGAAGTGGGATTGTGGAATAGAGTCCAGGGAGGACGGCGAGGGCAACGAGAAAAAGGGGGAGGCAAGCGACGCATTCAAACGTGCTGGGTTCCGATGGGGCATTGGCAGAGAGCTTTATACCGCCCCGTTTATTTGGGTACCCTCTGAGAAAATGAACATCCTGGAATCCAATGGGAAGTTTCGTACCTTCGACACCTTCTCGGTTGAGAAAATTGCTTATGGTGACAACCGTAGGATTTCCGGTTTATCTATCCTGAACAACCGGACAGGAAAGCGGGCGTTTGTATGGGCTATGAGCTGATAAACGAGATCGGCGCAAAGTCCGCACTCCTGGATAAGGCAATCGGGCAGCTCGGAGCCCGCGGCAGAGCATATGCGCAGGCGGAACGCGATTACAGGGTAGCCCTCCGAAAAGCTGTTCTGGAGGCCAGGGCGGAGGGCACGCCTGTAACTATTATCTCTGATATTTGCCGTGGTGACGCGGAGATCGCCCGACTACGCTTGGAAAGAGATATTGCGCAGACAGTGTACGAATCCGCACGGGAGGCCATACAGGGCTACAAACTGCAAATTCGCATCCTGGACGCGCAGTTGGAAAGGGAGTGGGGGCGTGCATCGAGAGACTAAGGCCACCGCCATATCCGCGGCAACCAAAAAGGCCGTATGGGAGAGGGATTTTGGGCGGTGCGTACTCTGCGGCTCCATCAATGCGGGGCCACACTGTCATTACATACGGCGGAGTCAGGGCGGTCTTGGGATTCCAGAGAACATTTGGACAGGCTGCCAGCGGTGCCATGCGGCATTTGACAACGAGGGGGCGGATGGTCCGCTTCATAAGCAGATGCAGGACTACCTCCGCACTTTATACCCAGGATGGGATGAATCAAAATTGATATACAAGAAAGAAGGGCCAAAATGCTAAATAGGGTTGTGATCCAGGGCCGCATTGGAAAGGACATCGAACTGCGTCACACGCAGTCCGGTGTCTCGGTGGTCAGTTTCTCCATCGCGGTTGACCGGGATTTTAAAGACAAGGCCACTGGCGAAAAAACCACCGATTGGGTTAATGTGACCGCATGGCGCTCCACGGCGGAGTTTGTAAGCAAATATTTCTCCAAGGGCCGCATGGCTGTGGTAGACGGCAGATTGCAAACCAACATCTGGACAGACAAGGACGGGAACAAGCGGTCGAGCCTGGAGGTTGTGGCTGATAGTGTGTACTTTGGCGACAGCCGGAAGTCGGAGGGGAACGCACCAGAGTCTGAATTTCCAGAACAGAATGGGCAGGAGTTCTCGGAGGTGGACGACGACGGAGAGCTCCCGTTCTAGGGCGGTGATGGGTTGACTTACATTGATTACCTTAATGAGTTCAACCGTTGGATCGAAAACAACCACTTGACGCTTCCGGCGCAGGTCTTGTACTTCAGGCTGCTGAACGTATTTAACCGGGCTGGGTGGCCTGAGTGGGTTCCAGTAGACACCATTCGGTTGCAGGTAATGACAAATGGATTGTCAAAGCCATCCGCTTACAGAGCGAGGGACGAGCTTGTAAAGGCTGGATTTATCCGATACCAGCAAGGGAAAAAAGGGGCCCCGAGCCGCTATTCCCTATCGGAACAATCAAATTCTGGTATTGATTCTTTACAGGAAACGGTACATAAACCTTTACAGTTTCCTTTACAGAATCCTTTACAAGAAACTTTACCCATATATAAGACTAAGACTAAGACAAAAGAAAAGACTCCTACGGAGTCAAAAAGAAAAGTGTTTGTTCCTCCCACGGTGGACGAGGTGAGAGAATACTGCCTTGCACGCAAAAACGGCATAGACCCGCAGGAGTTTGTGGACTACTACGCGGCCAGAGGGTGGATGCTGGGGAAGGCCAAAATGAAAGACTGGAAAGCTGCTGTGCGGACGTGGGAGAAGCGCAGGAAGGGGGGGAACCATGACCAGCCAGAGCGATATTTCACTGCTGCTGACATTCCGGGCAGAAATGATTGACCCATCCCTGCCGACAGGACTTTGGTGGTGCGCTACGCCGGAGGACGCGGCGGCGGTTGGTATTAACGCCGTGTGCAAGAACAGATACGCGGCTTGGGAGGACTTAGCTGCCTGCACGGAGTTTATCACCCAGTTCTGCTATGTGTTCGTCGCAACACCAAACGATGCAGACCGGGAAGAGATTGTAGGCCAGCTCCAGAAGTGGGTGCCGGTCACTATCCTTGTGGCGGATAAGGCGGCGTTTCGCGGGAATGAATCAGTGGTCGAACTGCTGGACAATGCTGGCCCAAAGGCGGTAGAAAGCCTTTTGTTTGGCGCTTTGGATGTGCCGAGGCCGGGGCTGATTGACCTGTCGCAAGTGGAGATGGACGCGCCCATTTCGCAAAACCGCATGATGTCCGGGCTGGTGCCGCTGGACTACTGCACCGGCGGATTCCGGGGAGGCGAATTGTCAGTATGGACAGGCAGGCGCGGCGAAGGGAAATCGACGCTTCTCGGGCAGATGCTCGTGGAATCAATCAACCAGAACCGAACTGTATGTGCCTATTCCGGGGAGCTCCCGGCGAGGCAGTTCAAACGGTTTGTGCTGCCGCAGATCGCAGGGCCGAGGAATCTTGTAGAGCAGCCAGACCCCAGAACGGGGCGGATGGAGTACGCGCCGTCAAAAGAAGCTGTTCGGGCGATTGACCAATGGCTGGAAGGGAGCTTTCTCCTGACCGATTTGCGACAGTCAAATGCCCATGACGAGGACAACATACTGCGCCTGTTTGAGTATGCCTACCGCCGATACGGGTGTTCGGTGTACTTGGTGGACAACATCATGACCGCAAGTCTGAAGGGAGAAGTGGAGCTTGGTCATTATGGGGCCCAGAAAGCTTTTACGCAGAGACTCAGCGCCTTCGCAAAACGCCACGATGTACATGTGCATCTGGTGGCCCATCCCAGGAAGGCTGGAGAGGAGCGGGGACTGACAGCAGACGACGTTGCGGGGGCGGCGGAGATTACCAACCTCGCTGACAATGTTTTTTCTGTTGAGCGGGCAAAAGAATCTGACGAAGTTGACTCCAGGATCAGGATTATCAAGGCCAGAGAGACCGGCAGCCGCGAGGTAATCCCGTTGATGTTCGACACCAAATCACGGAGATACTACGACGCGGGAGGAAACCCGACAAAGAGATATAGTTGGGAGGCAGCCAGAGATGGACATGGATAAGGCGATAGGCATAGCGGCGGAAGAGGCCATGCGTCATATGAAAATCGGTATTTTTGCGTTGGACGGAGGCGGAGTAGAATTGGCGAAGGGGCATTTCGAGGTGGCCTATGCGCTGTTTGCCCTAGTGTTGGAGCGGAACGATGGAGAAAATCACGTTTAACATACCATACCCGCCCACGAAGAAGGGCAAGTCGGCCTTCTGCCGCCGGTTTGGGCTGAACGCCTACTACTCCGGCAAGCACTGGGCGCAGCGGAAGAAGGACGCTGACGAGCTCCACGCGCTGACTCTGGCCGCGCTGAAACAGGCCCGAGTGCGGCGCGGGATGGTACGGGGGCCGGTCTCCATCACTTTTGCATGGGACGACGGGCTGGACATTGACAACCACGCAGCCATCGCCAAAGCCGTGGTGGACGCGCTCAAGGGATACCTGCTGCCGGACGACGATCACCGCTGGTACAGGCAGGTCATACATAGGCTTTGGGACGGGGGATGTATCCGGGTGGAGGTGGAGGAGCTTTGATCACCAGAGACCCCTACGGCATCAGCGGAGCGGTGGCCCCCTGGCGCAGTCTGGACGCAATTGAGCCGATCGTGGAGCGCAATATCACGGAGCGGGACGCGGAAGAGGCGGCAATCTGTGGACAGTGCCCGCTGCCGGACTGCAACCCGAAAAGAGTTGGCTGCCTCCTACATACCAGAGCGAAAAAGCCAAAACCGTCCCGCGATTTGCTGGAGCGCATGGCGCTGGACGGGTATGGGCCGGAGACGATAGCCCAGGCCACCGGATACTCCATATCAACCACCACAGAGTATATGAAACAGTTTTTTAGGGCGGGACCATGTGAGCGCTGTGCGTCCAAGAGCATTTGTGATGCAGTCGTCGGGACGTGTAGCCGTAAAGAGCGATGGAAAGCAATCAAGGAGGTGCCGAACGATGGACGATAAGACGCGCGCCCTGCTGGGCGACCACGAGGCGACGAAACTGGCGCATCTCTCCCTCTTCTCCGGCATCGGGGGACTTGACCTTGCCGCCCAGTGGGCCGGATTTACCACCGTCGGACAGTGCGAGTGGGCGGACTACCCGACAAAGGTTCTGGAAAAACACTGGCCGGACGTGCCGCGCTGGCGGGATATTCGTACATTGACGGGAGAAAGTTTTTATGAAAAGACAGGACTACGAACAGTTGACGTTATTTCGGGCGGATTCCCCTGCCAGCCACACAGCGTTATCGGGAAACGGCTTGCAGAAAATGATGAACGGCACTTATGGCCAGAGTTCCTGCGAGTTATTGACGAATTGCGGCCGAGATATGTTGTTGGCGAAAATGTTAATGGCATCTTATCTACAATACATGAGTCCATTTGCACCGATTTGGAAAAAGAAGGATACGAAGTCTGGACGTTCAGTATTCCGGCTTGTGCTGTCGGAGCGCACCATGAAAGATACAGGGTTTGTATTCTTGGCATCTCCAAGGGCAAGTCAGGACTTCAAGCCGATCCGCAGGCAGACACCACAGGAGCACAGCGGAAAACACGGACAAACGCTGAGCGCCAGCCTTGGAATTATCTTCCCGGAACGTATTGGGCAGTACATCAACCCCCAGTTTGCGGAATGGATGATGGGATTCCCGATTGGATGGGGGGATATCCGCAGTACAAACAGTGGATGCAGTGTTACGGAAACGCCGTAGTCCCCCAACAGTTTTACCCGATCTTCCAGGCCATAGCGGACATAGAGAGGGGAATTATACATGGATGATATCAAATTAGCCCTTCTAGGCAATCAAGAGGCGGCCAAGCGGCTGACGGATGCGGGGATGCTGCTGGCGTGTCCGTTTTGCAAAGGACATGTACGTAGAGTAATTGGATTTGGCGGCCTGAATTTCTTCAAGTGCAAAAAGTGCGGAGCAGTAGTCAGTTTTGACAACGACTACTACAACACCCACAAAAATGAGGCAATTACTGCCTGGAACACCCGCGCTTCGATTCTGAGCGCGGAGGAATTGCAGAGATTGGAGGTCAAGCCATGACGCGGGAAGAAGCGATTGAGTGCCTGAAAACTATACAGCGGTGGACTCCGGACTGGGATGACCGGGAAGATGGGCTGTCTTATTGGGATGCTATTGATATGGCCCTCTCCGCCCTCCGCCCCGTCAGCCGGGAGCAGGTGGAGCGGCTGTGGCCGGGGTGTGACCGTTGCAAAGCAGCTGATACAGCAATCGCATGGGAGCGGTGGGGACACCAATACTGTTCTCAATGTGGTCGCCCTCTCACCCCAGAGGCGTGGGAGGAACTGAGAAAGAGACTGGAGGCGCTAAACAATGACAAAAAATGAATTTATAGCCCTAATTGGGCAAGACGTAGTTGTAGACTATCCATTTGGCCGAGAACTCCAGCGGTGGAGCATGAAAAACTTTTATATCGATGGAAATGGCGAAGTCAAACATAATCGTCTCACGCTTATTATGGATGCTTTTATTGCCAACGCAAGAAATCCCCACAAAGGGAAGCCCACGCATGGTTAAGGAGGCGCTGAACGATGGCAAGGGCGATTGATGCAGACCGACTGAAACAGGCCATAGACCATGATTATTATGAGCATTACACCAAATATCACGATAGCGACCAAACAGCCCTGATTGATATGGTGATGGACGATATTGACGAGATGCCCACCCTCACCCCGCCGAACGAGTGGGTGAGCGTGGATGAGAGGTTGCCGGAATACAATCCGGGAACAGGGGCAAAGTCGTATTGGGTGGCGAAAAAAGACAACGCCGGAAACTGGCAAATAAAAATAGCTCAATACTGTGACTATGGATATGCCATGACTATGGATGCCGAAACAGAGGTTACCTGGAGAGACTGGGATTTTACAAAAATCGCAAATGTCACTCACTGGATGCTCCTTCCCGCACCGCCTGACCGCCGCCCGCCGGAGGGAGAAGCATGAGACATAGATACACACGCCAGGAGCTGGAATCCATCACCCAGGAGACCGCAATCTACATTGAGGGGGCAGGCATAGCTCAGCTCCAATGGGGCGGTTTGGAGATTGCTCAGGGCGTGAAGGACGGGTACCTATACTGCAAGCATATCAAACCGTTTAGCCTGGATCTGTACGACAAATACTGGACGGCCTGGGATGGGCCGCCGGAAGAGGTGGAGAACGCATGAAAACGATTTGCATTACTTGCAAAAATGACTGCAATAACGCCGGTACAACGGCCAGAATTTCTTGGTGCCCTCAGTACAAACCAGGACGAATTTTGTCCAACGCCGACCGCATCCGGGCCATGAGCGACGCAGATTTGGCGAGATGGCTTGAATACGAGGGTGGAGGAGCCTGTGCAGAGGTTTATGGGTGGCTGGCGTGGCTCCAGCAGCCAGCGGAGGAGGGCAACAATGGACATTGAGAAGCTGGATATAAACGCAGTATGCTTTGGTATCCTTTGCAATTTTACCCCTGTATGCGGAGAAGAACGAGCAAAAGAGGCGGTTGAGAGGAGGACAACAAGTGGATAAACCAAGAATTGCGCAGGTGCTGGGAGTAGAGGTCGGAGAGGATGTCAAATACCGACATACAGATGGAACAGCAGAAAATATTTGTGTTTGTGAGGATGGGCGGGTTATTATTTCTTCTCTTTCATGCAAAATGTCAACCGTTGCTGTACTTATAAATGCCATCAACCACCCCGACCGCATCATCCGAAAGCCCCGCTGGACGGAGCAGGAGGTGGAGAGGGCGAAGGCTATCAAAGTGCTATATCCAGTTGTTAAAACATTGGCATACGTTGATATAGTGGGACAGACATTTTACATGTATGATGACGAAGACAACTATAAGGGCAGTCTTGATAACCTTGATGAAACGTTTCCTACGCTGAGGAGCATAAGGCGGGCCACATTGGACGAGATCATCGGAGGTGCCCAATGACCAGAGAAATCCTTTTCAAAGCCAAGCGGCTGGATAATGGAGAGTGGGTGGAGGGAAACATTGTGGCTGTCCCGGAAGATGCCGACTTTATGCCTGGAGCGTACATTCTACCGCGGTTGGTATCGGCCAGGGCAGACCCGCCCACAAAAGGGAGGATCATGCTAGGCGGATTCTTTGAAGTTGACCCCGCCACGGTCTGCCAGTACACCAACATCGACATACAGCGAGAAGCGTGGCCGTCCTCCGAAGTACACAAGATTTTTACTGGCGATATGCTGGGCGAATGGGGCGAGGACGAGGAAGGCAACGAGTGTGTTTGCATCCTCGGCGTCGTGACCTATTGGGAAGATGAAGGACGCTATGTATTGGCAGACGAGGACGGGTTGTGCAACGACTGGACGCTGGAGGACGAAGCGAAGCCAGAGAATTGGCCCAACCTCATACACTGCGGCTCCATCCACGACGGGGAGGGCGGACAGCGTGAGGAGGGATAACCCTTGAACAAGTTCCGGGAGAGATTGAAGAAGTTGAGGGAGAAGGAAGGGACACAGCCCTGTGTTCTCGCGGAGCTATGTGGCATCAGCAAGAACTCAATTTTGAGATATGAGCGGGATGGAGTGATTCCTGAAATAGTATCTGTTGTAAAAATAGCAGACCATTTCAATGTATCTGTAGATTACCTGCTTGGGAGAACAGACGACCCAAATGCAATGTAACTTTTCATTATTTCACAGAAAAAGTTGCTGTGATTCCCTCATGAGGGAATCGGAGAGCATGGTATATGCGAAAATGGGAGTGTGGGGGCGTATGCCTTCGCGCTCCCACTTTCTTTCCGCCCCCTTTTCCTCCTTCACGCAGAGTGGGTGGCGTCGGTGCATCTGCCGCCACCCCCTCTGTGTGCAATATGCCGCCGGTCGAACACCACCCCACTATTCGGGGCATGAGGGGTCGCACCCTTCGGGCGGCGAATGACGGTGGAAAGACACTACACCAGACTGCCGGAGCGTCTAGGCGCTGGGAAGAGTAAGACGCGAGCCGCCTGTCATGGAGGCGGAAGCGGTGGCAGCTATGACCTGCCCCGGTGTGCCGACACATAGAAAGCGGCTGCGCCCGGCGGAGCGTGTAGAGACGGAATCCGCCGATATGCAGGAGCCAGAAGCAGGGTGATCTCCAGGCTGTGCAACTCAGTCCGCCTGCTATATTGGGTCGCTCCCATCCGTGGAAGCCGGACGCTTGTGTAGGGCGATAGCTACCAGCGCTATCCCGCTGAAAACTACCCTGCGAGTGGCTAATCATGATGTCGCCACCAAGGCTAGGGCGTGACAATCTAAGCGGGAAGCGCACATATACCGAGTGCAGTAGCAGAAGCGGAAGCGGCGGCCCATTACGTCGCGGACGTGTGGCGGCTCAATGCCGCCTCTCGGCTCCAAACGCAGAGGGAAAGCAAAAGAGGCACTGCGCGATTAAATTAAATGCCAATGGGCGGCTGGACAACCTACTGTCCGCCATATGCCGCTCCTCGCCGCTTGAGGCGGGCGGTGGCACCACAAGCGCACGAGCTGGAGAGGGCAAAAAAGCCGCCCCAGGAGGGGCGGCAGGATTAGCTCAGAATTTCTTTCAGCTTGTCCAAATTCCAGGCATTGGGGCTGACCTTGCCGCTCTCCCAGCGGGATATCACGGCCTGGTTAACGTCCATCGCATCCGCAAGCTGGGCTTGAGTCAAGCCTTTGGCCTTTCTGGCGGCGGCAATATCAAACTCGACAGACGCAAGGGGACGCTTGCCTTTACCGGCAAAATAGCCTAACTGCCAAGCCCCCTGCATTTCAAGGGGCTGGAACTTTTCAGACCCTCCCTCCACGGGCGGGTCAATGCTGGTGATCTCGCAAAGCGCCTCAGCAACCTGCCGGTCGAGATCCCTCTTTAGGAGGCCAAGCCTGTGAGCATCAGAAATGACTCTGGCGAGTGCTGTATACGGGCGCTGAGCGGCAAGGGTGAGATCCCCTCCGATCTCCTGCGGATATGCCGCCGCGTTGAGCCGACCGAACACCCAGCCAAACACGTATGCTCCTCTGTTTGTCATCAGCAACCGACCTCCTTGAAATAACGGTATTCCATTTCGTCATAAACATTGACCTTGATCTCAACCTTGCTGTCAGGATACTGGGAGGCATAACGAGCGGCACAATCCTCGGCTCCCTTCTTGTCGTCCATATAAGCACCCGTCATCCAGCCGTCTTTGCAAACGCAATATTCATAGTGTTTCATGACTTTACCTCCTATATTGTTCCTTTTACTTTTTATGACTTAATTATATCATAAAATATGATATTGTCAATACATATTTTGAAAAATATTTGCCGCCCCGCAGTTGCAGGAGACGGGGGTGGCCCCAACGAGAGGAAACGCATGGCGGGATATTCCACCGCCGCCTCTCAAACAAAAGATCAGGGCTAGGCCGACGGGCCGAAAAGGGAGGTGCCACCTTACTCCCCTGCCCTGAGTCAACATAAAGGTGGGAAGCAAAACAGAAAGGGTGGTATCTACATGAACGAACTAATCAAAGTTGACTTTAGCGGCGAAAAGCCAGCAGTATCAGCGCGGGAACTCCACGAGTTTCTAGAGGTAGAAACACCGTACCACAAGTGGTTTCCCCGTATGTGCGAATATGGATTCGCTGAAAATGAGGATTACGCAGTCACGGACATTTTTGTCCATAACCCCGCTGGCGGCCCTCAGAGCATGAAAGATGCCGCCGTCTCTATCGATATGGCCAAGGAGATCTGCATGCTACAGCGGAACGAGAAGGGGAAGATTGCCCGGAAGTATTTCCTCCAATTGGAAAAGGATTGGAATAGCCCGGAAAAGGTAATGGCCCGTGCGCTCCAGATAGCAGATCGAAAGATTAAGATGCTGGAGGCGGAGAAGGAGACCAACCGGCCGAAGGTGCTATTTGCGGACTCCGTGGCTGCCTCCAATACATCCATACTGGTTGGAGAGCTGGCAAAGCTCCTCAAGCAGAATGGGGTGGACACTGGGCAGAACCGCCTCTTTGACTGGATGCGGAATAACGGATATCTGATCCGCAGAGAGGGCACGGATTACAACATGCCCACACAGCGCTCGATGGAATTGGGCCTGTTTGAAATCAAGGAAACCAGCATTACACATGCAGATGGGCACGTTACAGTAAACAAGACTCCGAAGGTGACGGGGAAAGGACAGCAGTTTTTTATCAACATGTTTCTTGGTTGACAACCCACACGGGTGTATCGCTTAACAGGCTGTGACGGCTGGCCGTATCCGAGCCAGAGCTCGACAGTAGGCGGCGATGGTGTACTCCCTTTAGGGCCATATATATAACCCCTACGGGGTTAATATATTGGCCCTCAAAGGGAGTGGGAGTTTGACGAAGCGAGGGGGGTGCGCTGCTACATGGACTACAAAAGCAAAAGATGGCGCGAGCTCTCTCAAAGAGTTATGCGCCGCGATGGCTATATGTGCCAGCTATCTAAGCGATATGGCAAGCGTGTACCAGCAGACCTAGTGCATCACATATATCCAGCAGACGAGTATCCAGAGTATGCGTACTGTGCGTGGAACTTAGTATCACTCTCGCGGAAGATGCACAATATGTTACACGACAGGAACACAAACAGATTGACGGACGAGGGAAAGGCATTACAACGAAGGACGGCACTGCCCGGAGCACCAGGGGTATCCCCCCCGGTCAGTGATTGATGAAAGCACACCCAGGGGAACGGTGAAGGGAACTCTTTCCAACTCTAAACCTAATTTTGACAAAGGGGGATCGCAATGACGGGAAAGCAATGGAAAACTTTATTAGCTCGTCAACTTTCCTCTTTGGGACAGAAGGAGAAGGCATACGAATCTGTGGTATCAACATTAGCTGATATCCTGGAGCAGAGGGATGCGGTTTATGAGCAGTATCAAGCGGAGGGATGCCAGCCGGTGAAGGAGTACACAAATAAGGGAGGGGCAACAAACATCGTCAAAAATCCATTGCTTGTGCTATGGGACGATCTTAACAAGTCCGCTTTGGCGTACTGGCGGGAACTTGGGATGACGCCGAGTAGCTATAAAAAAATGACGGGCGATGCCCCGAAGAAAAAGAAGGCTGGCGGACTTGCCTCTGCCCTCCAAGCTATCGAAGGCTAAGAACTGGCCCACTGTCCTGGAGTACGCCGAATCAATACGGGACGGACGAAAAGTTGCATGTGAGGAGCTGAAACAGACGGTAAACCGTTTTTTTGCGGACTTGGACAACCCTGATTATCAGATGGACCCGAAGGCCCCAGAGTTTTGCATTGGGATTATTGAAAAAACTCTTTGCCACCAGCAGGGTGAGAAGCTAGACGGGACGTCATTGCGCGGCACCCTGTTCCTGCTGGAACCATATCAAAAATTTATAATCTACAATCTGGTGGGATTTAAGCTCAAGGGGACCGATATCGTCCGTTTCCATGAGGCTCTGATTTATATCCCACGAAAAAACGGGAAGACCGGACTAGCCGCCGCGTTGGCGTGGGCACTGTCCCTGCTTTACCGTAAGAGCGGGAGTAAGACCTACATAGCGTCCGCCGCCCTAATGCAGTCGCTTGAGAGCTTCAATTTTTTGAAGTACAACATCAACCGCATGGGAGAGAACCAAAAGGACGGCGGGACCGTCAAAATCATAGACAACAATAACGAGCACAGCATGGAATCAGAATTGGAGGACGGCTCTTTTTTTATCCGGGCCTTGGCTTCCAACCCAGACGCGCAAGATTCTCTTAATGCTTCCTGCGCAATTTGTGATGAAATTCATGCCTTCAAGCAGCCAAAGCAATACAATCTGTTCAAGGAGGCGATGAAGGCCTATACCAATAAGCTGCTGATCGGCATATCTACGGCCGGAGACAACGAGCAGGCATTTTTGGGGCAGCGACTCAAGTATTGCCGGAAAGTGCTGGATAGCACCGTAAAAGACGAGCAGTATTTCATCTTTATGTGTTGTGCGCCGGAGGGAGTGAAGGACGGGAGCGTAGATTTCACAGACCCGCAGATTCATGAGATGGCCAATCCCGGATATGGTATTACCATACGGCCAAATGAAATCCTTAACGATGCATTGCAAGCACAAAACGACCCCCAGCAGCGAAAAGACTTCTTTGCTAAGAGCCTGAATGTCTATACAAATGCGCTTAAAGCTTATTTTGATATAGACGAGTTCAGGAAAAGCGACAGGCAATATGGATGGACGATAGAGCAACTTGCGAAGTTGCCCATTGATTGGTATGGCGGAGCCGACCTATCCAAACTGCACGATCTGACAGCGGCAGCTTTGTTCGGCCGATACAAGGACGTAGACATCATCATCACCCACGCCTTTTTCCCCGTAGTGGCGGCCCATATCAAAGCAGATCAGGACAATATCCCACTATTCGGCTGGTCCGATGATGGATGGTTGACATTGTGCAACAGCCCTACCGTCAATCACGCCGATGTGGTCAACTGGTTTGTGGACATGCGGCGGAAAGGGTTCAAGATACGACAGATAGGCCACGACCGAAAGTTTTGCCGAGAATACTTCATTGGGATGAAGTCTGCTGGATTTAAAATCATAGACCAACCCCAATATTACTACAAAAAATCAGAGGGTTTCCGGCATATCGAACAGAGTGCGAAGGACGGAAATCTCTATTATCTGCATAGCGAAGCGTATGAGTATTGTGTTGAAAATGTGCTGGCAGTGGAGAAAACGGATGACATGATCCAGTATGACAAAGTACAACCAGAACATCGAATAGATTTGTTTGATGCTTCTGTGTTTGCGTGTGTGCGGTATCTGGAAAACCTGGAGAGGGCAAAGAAAGCGAGGGACTGGTTTGGCGAAGATTAAGCAAAGAAGACAAAAGGCAAGAGACGAGCCCCCGAAGAAGCGTGGTGCCGCGTGGCTTTGCTCAAGTGAAGCGTTTGATACGCTGACCTGTCAGGGGTACACGTCATTGTCACACAATCCAGAGATTGCAGCTGGAGTAGATACAATTGCCCGGTTGATTGGGTCTATGACCATCCACCTGATGGAAAACCAAGAAAATGGTGATATCCGAATTAGGAATGAACTGTCGAGAAAGATTGACATAGCACCTAATAGGTACACTACAAGGGAGCAATTTATCCATTGGATTGTGCGTACTCTGTATTTGGAGGGGAATGGCAACGCAGTTGTATGGCCCGACACAAAAAATGGGATTATCCAAGACCTAAACCCCATACCGCCGTCTATGGCCTCTTTTATCCAGGACGGGTGGGGCTACAAGGTTAACATAGGCGGGAAGGAGTATACGCCGGATAGTGTTCTCCATTTTGTGCTCAATCCTGATAGCTGTTTCCCGTGGTTCGGAACCGGATATAGAGTGTCCCTGGCAGATGTAGCTAATAACCTAAAGCAAGCCTCGACTACGCAAAGAGGATTTATGGCATCCAAGTGGAAACCATCAATCATTGTCAAGGTGGATGCTTTGACTGACGAGTTCTCCAGCCAGAGCGGGCGGAAAAAACTGCTGGAAAGCTACGCCATGAGCGGAGAAGCTGGAGAACCGTGGTTAATCCCGGCGGATCAGTTTTCGGTTGAGCAGGTAAAACCTTTGACGCTGTCCGACCTTGCGTTGGACGCGATGGTTACGCTGGACAAGCGCACTGTGGCTGCAGTGTTGGGTATCCCGCCATTTGTGCTGGGAGTAGGCGACTTTAACCGAGATGCATGGAACAACTTCGTAAACACGACTATCATGCCGTTAGCTCGGTCGCTCGAGCAGGAAATGACGAAAAAACTTCTGTATTCGCCTGGATGGTTTTTCCGCTTTAACTCCTGGAGTCTATATTCCTACAGCATCAATGAGTTGGTTTCCGCAGGTGCTGAAATGGTTGACCGGATGGCGTTGCGGCGGAATGAATGGCGCGGCTGGCTCAATCTGCCGCCAGACGCGGAAATGAATGAACTTTTGGCGCTGGAAAATTATCTGCCAGCCGACCGGCTGGGCGATCAGGGGAAACTGGTTCAGAACGGAGGTGAAGGAGATGGAACATAGGTATATCCCGATGGACAAGATGGAGGCCAGAGAAGATGGTGGAGACCTCTACATTGAGGGGTATTTTGCTGTATTTAATTCCGTTTATGAGCTTTGGCCGGGAGCCACTGAGAGTATCGCTCCTGGTGCATTTGACGACAGTGTGAGCGATGATGTGCGGGCCCTGTATAACCACAATACGGATCTTGTGCTGGGCCGCACCTCCGCAGGGACTATGGAAATTAATCAGGATAGCCGAGGGCTGTGGGGACGCATTAGGATTAACCGGGATGATAGCGACGCGATGAACGCTTACGCAAGAATCCGGCGGGGAGATATTACCGGGTGTTCTTTTGGTTTTGATATCGCAGATCAGGAAACCGAGTACAGGGAAGACGGAACGGTACACTGGACGATTAAGCGGGTATCCCCGCTATACGAAATCTCACCGTGCACGTTCCCGGCCTATCAGGATACTACAGTATCTGCCCGCAAGCATGATTTAGAGGAAGTCAAGCGGAAACGGACAAAACTGTGGAAAAGAGCGATGTTTGAAAAGTTAAAGACATGCTGAAAGGAGAAGACAATGTTAAAAGTGCTAATGCTCCGGCGGTCTATTGACGCCAAAAAGGCAGAGCTGGCAGAGCTGGAGGCCAAGGATACTGAGTTCCAGACGCGAGAGGCGGAGCTCGAGGCATCAATTAACGAGGTGGAGCCCGGAAACGCTGAGCAAGAGGCTGTAGTGGAGGCCGAAGTAGAGAAGTACGAAAGCGAGAAAGCAGAGCACGACGAGAAAAAGCAGACCTTAAGCTCCGATATTGAGCGGCTGGAAAACGAACTGGAGGAGATCGAGCGAATGGCCCCCAAACCTCAATCTCCGGAGAAAAGCAAAAAGAATGAAACTGTGAGAGGTGATACCAACATGGAAATGATGAACATTCGTGCCCTGCCTATGAACCGCCGGGCCTTTGATGCTCTGCCTGGAGAGAGGCGTACCGCGATTCTGGCGCAGGAGGATTCCAAGGCGTTTCTGGAGCAGATGCGTAGCCTTAAGGGCCAGAGCAGAGCTGTCACGGGTACTGAGCTGACAATCCCTATCGTGTTCCTGGAGCTAATTGCAGAAAACATGTTCCGGTATTCCAAACTGCTCAACCGGGTACGGGTGCGCAATGTAACTGGAGAGGCGCGCCAAACTATTGCCGGAACTATCCCGGAGGCAGTTTGGACGGAAATGTGTGGAGCTATCAATGAGCTGTCTTTCGGGTTTAACCAGATTACTGTAGACGGCTATAAGGTAGCTGGGTACATTGCGGTGTGCAACTCGATTTTGGAGGACAGCGACGTAAATCTCGCTTCCTGGATTGTCGAGATGATTTCCGAGAGCATTGGATTGGCAATGGACAAGGCGATCCTCTATGGCAAGGGCTCGGCGTCCCGTATGCCGCTCGGCATTGTTACCCGGCTGGCGCAAACTGCCCGCCCCAGTGATTATCCCGCCTCTGCGCCCGAATGGGTGGATCTGCACGAGAGCAATATCAAGAAGATCGGCGGCGATAGCGTAACCGGCGCTGAGTTTTGGGCGGCGCTGATGGAGGCAACCGGCAATACATATACAACTTATAGCCGTGGAGAACAGTTCTGGGCGATGAACAGTAAGACACACGCAAAGCTGCGATCTAAGCTTATTACCTTTACGGCCAGCGGCGATATTGTCGCCAATTTGGCAGGAACCCTCCCCATTATCAACGGCAATGTCGACATCCTGGAGTTTATGCCTGATGGCGATATTGTGGGTGGCTACGGCGAACTGTATCTCCTGTCTATGCGCGCAGGTATGACGATTGAGCGGTCTACTGAGGTTCAGTTCCTCCAGGACAACACGGTATATAAGGGCAAGCAGAGAGCGGACGGCCAGCCCATCATCCCAGGCGCATTTGTGGCAATCAATATCAACAATCAGTCGGTGACTACTGCAATGACCTTCGCGGCAGATACCGCCAACGATGCACAGCTCCAGGACTTGGCGATTGAGGGCGTGACGCTGACACCGTCGTTTGACCCCACAAAGCTGACCTATTCCGGCGGCACCGCGGCCAAGAACAGCGCAAAGGTCGAGGCCACAGCGGTGCAGCCTGACGCCAAAGTAACTATTGCTGTAAACGGGAAGAACCTGCGCAATGGCGGCACTGCTACCCTGACAGCATCCGCATCTAATACGATTGCAGTTACCGTGCAGCAGGGCAATGCAGTAAGAGTATATACCGTTACCGTGACGGGCGCAGCGGGGGGTTGAATCCCCCCGGCCGCGCTCGCGGGTACGGGGGACGTAAAAAAGCGAGCCCAAAGAGTGGAGGGGTAGAGAGTGACCTATGAAGGAATTTTGAGCATGCTCAAAGTAGACTTACAAATTTCTACGCCTCGAATGGATGAATATTTGCGAGACCTAATCTGGTCAGCGCAGTCTCTGATTACAACCGAGGGGATAAACCTTGACCTGTGCAATCAAGAAGATTGCATGTTGACGGAGATGTATGCGGCTTATCTATACCGTAAACGCCGGGAAGATACAACGGGTATGCCGCGTATGCTTCGGTGGGCGCTTAACAACCGCCTGTTTTCTCAGAAAGCGAGGGAGACGGATGGATGATGTGCTGGTCTTGATTGGGGCGGACATCCAGACCAACGACTTGCTGGAGCAGGTGGAGGGGGACGGCACTCGATCGGAGGTGTTCGGCCGCGTGGAGTCTGTGACCCGTGCGGAATGGTTCGAGGGTGGCCGGGAGGGCATGAAGCCCGCTCTGGTATTTATCACCCCGGCAGTCAATTACAGCGGTGAACAGGAGGCCGAACTACAAGGTGTGCGCTACCGCATCTATCGCACCTACCGAAAGCGGGATACCGACGAAGTGGAGCTGTACCTGGAGGAGAAAGCTGGTGCAGCCAATGGCTAGAATCCGGCTGGATGCTCTGGCAGACGCTATCGGGGCGGAGCTCTCCAGCTATGGCGAAGAGGTCACGGATGAGGTCAAGCGCGTGGTCAAGGCCGCTGGAGAGGACTGCAAAAAGGATATACAACGCCGGAGCCCCAAGCGCACAGGGAAGTATAGGAAGGGTTGGCGCTCTACCGTGGCCTATGAGGGGGCGGACGGCATCAGGGTCAGAGTTTACAATGCGACTGACGGACAACTTACCCACCTGCTGGAGAATGGTCATGCAAAGGTAGGAGGTGGCCGGGTGGATGGCACTCCACATATCCGGCCCGCTGAGCAGGCGGTGGAACGCGAATTGATGCAGAAATTGAAGGAGGCGCTGCAATGACGCAGAAGGAATTAGCCCAGCGCTTAGCTTCAACGGGGCTGCCGGTAGCCTATCAGGCTTTCCGCACCCGGCAGGCCCCGCCCTTTGTCTGCTATCTGTTCTCATACGATAGCCAATTTTATGCGGATAATGGGATGTATTTCTCCGCTGGTCGCTATCAAGTGGAGCTCTATACCAGCAAAAAAGATCCGGTAATCGAAGCCAGAGTAGAAGCGGTTTTGGCTGGGTTGTGCTGGGAGAAGTCTGAGGAGTACATCGACGAGGAGAAAATCTATCAGATTACTTATGAAATCGAGGTGTGATTATGCCTGCCAATAAAGCTAATAAAGTAAAGTTTGGTCTCAAAAATGTGCATTACGCCATGCTGACTGAGGAAGAGGGAGAAGTCACATACGGCACTCCAGTACGTATCCCAGGTGCGGTCAATCTGTCCATGGACGCCCAGGGCGATACCAGCACATTTTACGCCGACGATATGGCCTACTATGTCACTGCGGCAAACGACGGCTATAGCGGTGACCTGGAGATTGCCTTGATTCCAGACAGTTTCCGCAAGGATGTTTTGCAGGAAAAAGAGGACACAACGGACAAGGTGCTGGTGGAGAACGTATCTGCGGAGCCCAAGCCCTTCGCCCTTCTTTTTGAGTTTTCTGGCGATCAGAAGGCTGTCCGTCATGTGCTCTACAACTGCGCGGCTACTCGGCCCAGCCTGACCGGTGCCACCACCACCAACACCAAGGAACCCAGCACGGAGACTATCACTATCACGGCCTCCCCGCTCTCCAGTGGCGTGATCAAGGCAAAGACTACCCCGGATACGCCGGACGAGAAGTATAACGCATGGTATCAGAAGGTCTGGCAGCAGGCTACTGTTGGAGTTTAACAATGGAAAAGACAATCAAAATTGATGGGCGCGATATCCTTTTTCGAGCTACGGCGGCCGTCCCTCGACTCTACCGTATCAAGTTCGGCCGAGACATCATGCAAGACATGCGTGATTTACAGACTGCCATAGAGAAATCAGAGAGTGGGGATCAGCCCATCCCAGTGAAGATGCTGGAGGTATTCGAGAATGTGGCCTATTTAATGGCCCGCCACGCAGACCCGGATATGAAAGAGCACAGTGTGGAGGAGTGGCTGGACACCTTTGGCACCTTCTCCATCTATGAGGTATTCCCGCAGCTGTTGGAGCTTTGGCAGCTTAATAACCTATCCATCGGAGAAAGCAAAAAAAAACGAACCCAGTAGACCGGGAAATGACCACGGCCCTGTTCTTGCTGCGAGCGGCACAATTGGGTATACCGATCCGGGATCTAGAACTGCTGACCATCGGCATGGTGACCGACATGCTGATTGAGGCGGGGAACGACGATTGCGAGTATGACCGTTTGCCCACGCAGGCGGATTTTGACGGGTTTTAGGGGGGTGTCAGCATGGCGCGCAACCGAATTAAGGGCATCACCGTAGAGATTGGCGGCGATACTACAAAACTGGACAAGGCTCTGGCTGGCACTAATAAGCAGCTCTCTGCCACGCAAAAATCACTGAAAGATGTGGAGCGACTGCTTAAACTTGACCCTGGGAACACAGAGCTGTTGGCACAGAAGCAGCAGCTACTTGCGCAGGCAACAGAAAGCACGGCACAGAAGTTGGAGACATTGCGACAAGCGGCACAGAGTGCCGACGCCGCGCTCCAAAGGGGACAGGCATACCAAGAAAAATACGAACCGCTCAAAGCGGAACTGGATGCAGTAGCAGCCTCAATGAAGGGCATGGAGGCAAATGCCGCCGCCATGAATGCCAAATTAGAGGCTGGGCAGATTTCTACCGACCAGTATGATGCCTTCAACCAAAAATTGGAGGAAACCCGCAAGAGATATCAAGAACTCCAGCAAGCGGTCAAAAAACTAGATAAAGAGTTTGCTGGAGCAAAGATAGACCGAGGCCAGTATGATGCCCTCCAGCGCGAGTTAGCGGAAACAGAACGAGAATTGAAGGACACACAAAAAGCTTTCGGTAATTGTGCCAGCGGGATGGACGAGTTCGGCAGGAAGGCTGAAAATGTGTCTCAAAAGGCTGGAAAGATTAAAGATGCCTTCGCACCAGTAACGGCAACGATCGGAGGGATAGGAGCGGCCGTATTGGCTACGGTTCCTGCAACAGAGGAGTTCCGCGCTGACCTCTCGCTCCTAGACAACAACGCTCGTCAGGCGGGGGTAGGTATTGACGCGGCACGCCAAGCATTTATGGATTTCAATACTGTATCTGGTGAAACTGATAGCAGTATCGAAGCCGTATCCAACTTACTCCAGGCGGGATTTACTGAGAGCAATCTGCAAATCGCAGTTGAGGGGCTCGCCAATGCTGCGGCAACATTTCCCGACACCCTAAAGATTGAGAGTTTGGCGGACAGCCTGCAAGAAACACTTGCCACAGGTTCGGCCACAGGACAATTTGGCGAGCTGTTGGACCGTCTTGGATATGGCGCGGAAAACTTCTCTACAAATCTGGCCCTCTGCAACACAGAATTAGATCAACAGAAGCTGGCTCTGTCTGTGCTTGTAGATGGCCCTCTGCGTGGAGCATATGAAGGATGGCGTCAAAACAACGAGGGTTTGGTCCAGAATAGAGAAGCCAGTCTGAAATTACAAACGTCCATTGCAGAACTGGCCGAAAGTGTGCAGCCACTTGTGACTCAATTAACGGAACTGGCGACACAGTTCTTGGATTGGTTTAACGGATTGGATAGCGGAACTCAAAAAGTAATTGTTGGGATTGCGTTGCTGCTGGCGGCGATCAGCCCAGTGGCCGGAGTAGTTGAAACGGTCTCAGGTGTATTATCCAAACTAAGCACGATTACGGGTGGCCTCGGAGGGAAACTGGCTATTGTAGTGGTCGCTATAGGAGTCTTTGTCGCATTGGCGGCCAAGATAGCGTCAGTATGGGATAGCATGTCTGGAGCTGAAAAGGTTATTTCAATTCTTGGATTAGTAGCGTCGGCGGCTATTGCTGCGGCTATTGCTGTGGGTGCATTCCAGTCAGCGCTTACACTTGGCATTGCAGCAGCGGCCATTGCGACAGGTATTGCTGCGATTATGCTCTCAATTAACTCCGCAACAAAACGGGCAAATCAAGCATCGCAAGATCTCCAGAAAGTTGCAGCTTCCGGTGGACGTTCTTCTGCTTATGGAGATATACCTGGTTTAGCTAGCGGTGGCGTAGTGCCGCCCAACGACCCGTTCTTGGCGGTGCTGGGTGACAACAAACGCGAGACCGAGATTGTGGCACCCTACTCGGAAATCAAACGGGCGGCTGGGGACGCATTTGCCGAGCGAGGCGGCGCTAGGAGCACACAGGACATCCACTTGTATCTGCACAAGGGCGGAGGCTTTATGCGAGAGTTTAAGCTTTCCCTGGATGATGAGTCCAAGCGGCAGGGTGTGAAGCTGACGGAGGTGTAAGCATGTCCATCATCATGGACGGGGTGACCTACCAAGTAAGGGTACGGCTGGGCACTCTGGAGCAGTCTTTCCGCGTGGAGGACGGGGATAACGCAGGAAGAGCTATGTCTGGCCGGGAGATCCGGGACGTGGTGGGCACCTACTATGACTATTCTATGGAGGTTGAACCAGACCCAGGGTACAGGGCCGACTACGACGCCTTTTTCAGGGCCATATCCGCCCCGGTGGATAGCCATACCATTACACTACCAGATGGGCAGACCACCATGACCTTCGAGGCTATGGTGACCTCCGGTCGGCACACCAAAAAGGACAAAGTGGGCGGGGTGACCCGCTGGACAGGATTAACGGTAGAATTTACCGCCATAGAGCCGCAACGAATCCCGGAATGAGGTGAGCATGTGAGGAACCGCATTACATATGCAGGCAAGGAGTTTTCGGACGACCTGGACGCGGCTTACCGCCTCACTACTGGCGACTGCCTGCTGGAGACCTCTGCTCTGTCGGATTCTCTTGCGGCCAATACTCTGGAGTTTGAGGTGGACAGCGAGGACACCAACCTGACCCAATACGTGCGCAACGACAAGCTGGAGTATGAGTACAAGGGCCGTCGCCTGGGAACCTTCTACATGCAGTCTGTGGGACGGGTAGGAGCAAGTTCATACCGCTTTTCCGCCGTCTCCGCCGTTGGCCTGCTCATGGGCAAGACCCACTATGGCGGGCTCTATACAGGACAGACGGTAGCGGAAGTGGTGGCCGATATCGTGGCAGGAACCGGCGTCACCGTGGAAATTAAGACAATTTTCCGGGACTATCAACTCTATGGCTGGCTCCCTATTGCCACAGCGCGGGACAATCTGGCACAAGTGCTCTTTGCTATTGGTGCCTATCTGCGCACCCTATCTAACGGTGTGCTGCGCATTACGTCGCTGTATAGTGGGGTGAGCTGGGCACGGGATGGGGCCAACTGCTATACCGGAGGCTCTGTGGACTATGGTACCCCAGTGTCCAGGGTAATTGTGACCGAGCACTCCTGGAAAGAGGGCAGCGAAACAGTAGAGTTGTTCGACGGCGCAGCAGAACAAGGCGATATTATCCGTTTTGACGAGCCGGTACATGACCTCAAGGCCAATGGATTTACTGTGCTGGAAAGCAACTGTAATTATGCTAAGGTATCTGCCGGAACTGGTACCCTTACTGGGACCAAGTATATCCACAGCATGAGGGACGTAGTACGCGATGTCGGCCAAGGAGTAAACGGAGACGATATCACCGTTAAAGAGGCGTACCTGGTATCACTGGTTAACTCAGTAGGAGTCGCCGAGAGATTGGCAGAATATTATGCCCACCGAGAAACTATTACGCAGGATGTCGTGTGGAGCGGCGAGCAGCCTGGGGATATCGTGCGCACGGCTCATCCTTACGGTGGCACAGCAGAAATCTTTTTGGGCTCGTCTGACATTGCTATGAGCGGTATTCTGAAGGCATCTGAGGAGGGAATTGTGGGATACATCCCTCCGGCGCCGGAGGATCAGACCTATTACGACTATGAGGACATACTTACAGGGAGCGGCGATTATGTTATCCCGGATGAAGTGTATTCGCTCACTGTCGTCTGCATCCAAGCTGGGACAGGAGGTCAGGCTGGTTTTGACGGCGAATCAGGCGGAGGAACCCAACTAATCGTAACAACAAAGGAACAAGATGCTGGTGGATCGTGGTCAGACCCACAGGCCGATGGCGGAGAAGGAGGACAAAAGGGGGCTCCAGGCGCTGGCGGAAAGGTCTACCGGGCGACGATTGATGTTGTCCCTGGGCAGATCATCCACTATGAGTGCGGCACACCCGGCGTTGGAGGAGCGACGAATGGGTCCGTTGGTACTGCTGGCGGCGAAACGACTTTCGGAGATTTGTCGTCTGCACAGGGGGCCGTATCTGATACAGGATATACCGACCCAGTATCAGGAGATGTGCTTGCTAAGCCCGGAACAGAAGGTGTTGACGGTGCTGCGGGTGGCCGTGGCGGACAGGCATCCAGCCGCGGAGGGGATTATGGAGAGAACGGCGAGGATGTGCCCCCGAACACTGGCGGACCGGGCGGGCCGCCGTATAAATGGAAGTTTGACGATTACACATCCGAAAATATACGCATCTATGGTGGTGGAGCAGGCGGTGGAGCCGCCCATGGGAAAGACGGAGACCCCGGCAGCGACAGTCCAACGGCAGTCGGTGGAGCAGGAGCGTCTCCTGATGCACCTCAAACGCCGGACAAAATAGGAGCCGGAGGAAATGGCGGGCATGGCGGTGGTGGTGGCGGCGGTGCCGGAGGACTGTTTGCGTCTGCGGAGGCTTATGGGCCGTCAGAATTGCCGGCCGGTATCTGGATCACGAAGGACGGCGGCTCGGCAGGGAAAGGCTCTCGTGGGTCAAACGGAGGGCCAGGCGGTATCCTGGTATACTACCAACAGCCTAAAACATCAGAGTCCGGACGATTTCGGGCCCGCGGCGGGCAACTCTTTTTCGGGCGTGGCCGCCAAATCTTTGCAGTCTGAGGTGATACAATGACAATAGAAGAGCGAGTATCGGAACTGGAACGAATCGTATCGGAGATGCAGGGGGAAGGCTCGTATACCAGCAAATACAGCGGTGAGGAGATCGATGCCTTGTTGGGCTCCAGCACCCGCCGGAACCTGCTGGACAACTGGTACTTCGTGGGCGGCGGCTCCCAGCAGGGCGGCGGGCAGTTTCCCATTAACCAGAGAGCCATCACATCTGTTAATGCGTCAAATAATCTGATAGACAGATGGAGAATTTATAGGTATGTATCTGGATCGGCAACGCTTACTCCTAATGGCATAAATCTTTCGGGTGATTTCGATTTCGGAGAGAGTATTGAGAGCGCCAGACTTCCTAATATACCAAATCTGCCTGTCACAATTTCTGCGTTGTTTAGTGATGGCAGTTTTGTATCAACAACATCTATACTCAGCAATAATGGGGATTCAGAATTTATAACGGTTCCCATCTCCTCTAATGCCTCGTTAGACTATACTCGCAACTGGCAAAGTGATATTGACCTCTTTGCTTTTTCCCTGAAAAGTAATGCAAGTATAATTCCAATCGCTGCAAAACTCGAACTTGGCTCCTCACAAACCCTCGCCTACAAGGACGAGGGAGGCAACTGGCAGCTCTTCGAGACGCCGGATTATGCCGAGGAGCTAGCGAAATGCCAGAGGTATTTTCAACTTTACAGTGCGGCCGATAAACGACCAGCTAAAGCAGTGGATTGCCGCCCGACAATGCGCATTGACCCGACGCAAGGTCAACTCCAAATCAACGCACAAACCCTATATTATAATTCCGCGGAACTATAAGGGAGTACATTATGGCCGAAATGACACCTGACCTAAACTATATTGTTTATGTCCAAACCGATAGACATAACCGCATCACCGCCGTCAATTCCTCCGCCTTTGTGAGCGGGGATTGGGGCACGGAGATTGACCGAGGTTACGGAGACAAATACCACCACGCCCAAGGGAACTACTTCTCGCGGCCCATTTACACCGAGGACGGCATCCCCCGGTACAAGCTGGAGGATGGCAAGGCAGTAGAGCGCACCAAGGAAGAAATTGAGGCCGACCGGGCGGCGATACCAGAGCCTGGGCCCAGGGCGGAGGACATCACTCTGGACATGCTGTCCGAGCACGAGGCGCGGCTGTGCATGCTGGAACTCACCGCTGCCACATGAGAAAGGAGACGCCATGACAACCGTATACAACCTTTGCAAGCTGCTCATCCAGAAGAACCGAACCGACGGGCTCCAGGACAAGATGGATGTCTATCTCGCCGCCGACCGGCTCACCCCGGAGGAGTACCAGGAGCTGGCCGGACTACTGGCCCCGGAACAGTAATCAACAGCGGGATCGCTGGATAAAAGGATGTGAATCAAATGAGTAAGCTCATTACATACATCCCGCTCTCGTCCGTGGAGCGTATGGAGCTGCGGATCACCAACTGCCGCAAGACACTTTCCCAGGTCAAGTCAGAGACTGGTGCCCACTATGTGTTGAATGGCGGCATGTGGAACCCAGATGGCTCGGCCTGCCCGCTGCTCAAGGTGGGTGGGGTAATGCGCTCCGGCACACCATGGAGGACAATGGGCTACGCCTGGGACAAGGGCCCGGACATCCGCATGACCTCCGAGTACGAGGGAGCGGCCAACTTTATCGCGGTTACTGCCCTCATTGCCTCCGGCAAGCCGGTGGATAAGCCCTCCTATGGCTCGGCCCAGGGGGGCAAGCGGGGGCGCAGCGTCATCGGCCTGCGCGGTGGCAGTCTGGCCCTTTACTGCTCCGGCAACGGTACCAGGGATACAGCCACGCCAGAGACTCTGCGGGACGAGCTGGCCGGGCTGAGCTGGTCCTCCGCCGTCATGCTGGACGGGGGCGGCTCCAGCCAGTGTGACTTTGGCGGAGAGCGCATTACCGCCAGCCGCAAGGTGCACAACTGGATTTGTGTCTGGCTCAAACAGGGCGGCCAGAAGCCGCCGGAAGAGGAGGACAAGCCTATTAGCAAGCATACTGTATGCCTTGACCCCGGACACGGGCCGGGCAACGTCAACGGTTCCCCGGACGGTACATACAAGGAGTGGGAGTTTACGTGGGACATGGCACAGCGCGTCAAGCCGCTGCTGGAGGCCCAGGGGGTGGGTGTGGTGCTCACCAAGACGGCGGACAATTACCCCAGCCTGACGGAGCGGGCCAATATCAGCAACAAGGCAAAGCCGGACTGCTTTGTGAGCATCCACACCAACGCGGCGGGAGAGGGGGGCTGGTCGAGCGCGTCCGGGCTGGAGATCTACACCAGCGCCGGGCCCATGACGGCACAGCGCAATGTGCTGGCCTCCGGCCTGGTCAACGCCTTTCACGCGGCGGGAGTGACACTGCGGAGTGAGCCCATCAAGCACGAGATGTATACCGTGCTTGCCAAGACGGACGCTCCCGCCTGCCTGATTGAGTACGGCTTCCACACCAACAAGGCCGACGTGGAGTACCTCAAAGATACGAAGTACCGGGACAAGCTGGCCGAGGCCACCGCAAAGGGTATCTGCACTTATCTTAACGTGAACTGGAAGAAGGATGAACCTGTGAGCGATTGGGAACAGGAGCGCGACGAAGCGTGGCAGGCCGCGAAAGAGGCCGGTATCCTGGACGGTACCCGACCCGAAGACTCTGTAACCAGACAGGAGTTGGCCGTCGTGCTGGATCGGTTGAATCTGATTTGATGGAGGTACATATTATGGACATTTCTTCTTTGGGTATCACCGGAGTAGCGGTTATCACTGTGATCTGCTTCCTGGTCGGCCAGGTGGTTAAGGCTACCGGACTGGACAACAAGTGGATTCCCATTATCTGCGGCGTGTTCGGCGCGGCGCTGGGTATTATCGGCATGTTTATTATGCCCGAGTTCCCGGCCAGCGATTATCTTACTGCCGCTGCCGTTGGGATTGTGAGCGGACTCGCGGCCACTGGTATCAATCAGGTCTATAAGCAGTTGACTAAGGAGGGCTGATGCCCATGGGGTGGGTAGGCCCACTGATTTCCGGGGCGGCGTTGGTCTTGGTGGCGATTATCGAGGCGGTCGCCGCGCGGGAGCGGAAACGCATCAAAGCGGACAATCAGAAGAGCGATGCCCTTATGAATGGGGTACAGGCTCTGCTAAGACGCGAAATCATTGCCGAGTACAACCATTATACTGAGCAAGGACATATCCCGATCTATGGTATAGAAAACGTGCTGGATATGTATAACGCATATAAGGCATTGGGCGGAAATGGCATGGCGACGAAGCTGGTAGAGGCCTTGAAGCAACTGCCCACAGAACCGCCGGAGGGCGAAAGGACGTGACTGAATGAGCGCAAGAGTGAAGTTGCCAGAACCATTGGATGAGCTCTTGCGCTCTGAGCTGGAAGCGGCTATCCACGAAGCGGCCCTACACCGCGACGATGAATTGATCGCCAAGCGGCGCATCATTGATAAGTGGGGACAGATTGATGTTGCGGCGGAGCTGGGTTGGGATCGAAGCACAGTTAGCGACCACGAGAAATACATATTCCAAAGGGTTGAGGCTGTAGCAAAGCAGCTCTATACGAAAAAGGGAGCCGGGGATTAATCCCAGCTCCCTTATTTTTATGTATGCTTTTTTACTGATCGACATACGCATGTGCTGTTATCTCCATGGTCATCGTCATACCATAGAATGTTGTAGATCGGGCCCGTCAAGAATCCGTACAGCCTGATCGTCCCTCCAAGTCTGAGTGAGTGAATAGACTCCGCTTCGATACATAGCTCTGAAAATCTATCTCTGGCTGGCTTATTGAGCGATGCAACGTCGATCGCATGGTTCTGTTTTTTTGCTGAAATAAAAATGTCGCTCCAAGTCATGCGCTCGAAGTCTTGCAATTTTGGGAAAATCGTAGTCCAGAACTCATGAGAGAGACGTGGCTCATGAAAAGACCATCTAATATTTTGCTCCATATCGCAAGATGCCAGCCGCCAAGATGGATGCTCCTTCATAATGCTGTCCGGGTCTCCGCCCAGCTTGATGCCGGGTAACGGCACCCCGCCTTGTCTGACTTCCGATTTCGGAGTGCCACCACATTTAACGCGCTTAGAGCCCGCCATAATACATTGCCATACTTTCCTTTGTGATAGGAGTGTTACACAGGGCTCCAGCGGGGAATCCACGTCTGGCATCTTGCCATGGGCCTTCCATGTGTGTGAGCTGGCTGAGCCACTGGGCATTTTTCTCTCCATAGTATTCCAGAACTTTATTAATGGTGTCCTTTTGCCCACCGCTCAGATTTTCACTGTTGCCCTTCATCTCATCGGCAGAGACCGAAAACTTCCCTTGGCTGTGATAGAAAAGGGCAGGGCACACAGGCCCGTTGGCCCACGCTTCAAAGTCCTCATCAAAGAGGGGCGCATCATCCCAAACTAAAGACCACGCTTGTGTGTAGTAGCATAACTTTTGCAATTTCATGGTAGACATCTTTCCGCGCTGCTCTAAAATATATTTTGCTGTGTCAAATACAGTACCCATATCGGTGCGCCTCCTTTCTGACACTATTATATTCTCATGTATCAAAAAGTAAACACGTAAAAATGCCGAAAATCGCAAAACTACCATCAATCCACATAATCCCCCCACAACCCCCGCATGGACACCCCCCATGCGGGGTTATTTTATGCGACAATATAGACATGGAGGACGTGAGGATACAGGGTTGGTACACGTCGCCGCCCTCCTCACGGACTCCTTATTTTATGGACAAGGACGTGTTGGATATGACTCTAATCGAGAGGATGGTAGCCGCCGGCATGTCCCGCGATTGTGCTGCCGAAACAGCGATGTGGTACATGGCGCAGGGAGATGACGAGGGGCTGGAGGATTACGTGACCGCATTGGAAGCGGGGAGGGAGGCACGTCAGTATGGCGTTTCCTAATTACACATACCCGGCTTATGGGGCCTACAATCCTGTTACCCCGTTTGCTCCGGCTCCACAAGTATATCAGCCCCAGCAACCTACTCAGCAACCCTCACAGACCATTCAGCCACAGAGTAATGTAAACACACAGCCCGCTTTTTTCTGCCGTCCTGTGGCATCCAGAGAGGAAGCGTTGGGTGTTCCGGTGGATTTTATGGGTGCTCCCATGTTTTTCCCCGACCTCGCTCACAATGTAATCTACATGAAACGATTCAATACCAACAGCGGTTCGGCTGATGTGTTTGAGTTCCATGGTCAACAGCAGGCAAAAGAACAGCAGGTAGAGAACCCGGCCCCTGCTTTTGCACCACTGGATGAATTTATGGACATGAAGGACACCATCAACAATTTGAAAGACGAGATAGAACGGCTGAAAAAGCCCACGTCCGGCGGAAAGGCAGGGAAAAAGAATGATGCCTCCGATGAATAATCCCATGATGGCCATGCTCCAGATGGCGCGGAACGGCGGGAATCCCATGCAAATGCTCCAACAGATGGCTGGCCAGAATCCACAGGCTGCCCAAGCTATGCGGCTCATTCAGGGGAAAAACCCGCAGCAGCTTCGCCAAACAGCAGAAAACATGGCGAAACAGAGGGGAACCTCCGTTGAGGAAATTGCACGACAACTAGGTATACCCATGAAATAAAATAGAGCACTCTTTATCAGTTTTCGGGTCTTGATAAAAACCGCTCTTTGGAAACATCCGGGGAGCGTACGGCCCCGATGTAATAACTGACAAAGGAGTATATACAATGGATAACGATTTTGCGACTGGCTATGCTCTTGGCTCCGACTCCAACGGCGGCAACTGTAACAATGGCGGCTTTTGGGGTGGCGATGGCTGGTGGGCTATCATCATCTTCGCCATGATTTTTGGCTGGGGCCGCGGCGGCTTCGGTGGTTTCGGCGGTGGCGGTGCCAGCACCGATCCCGGCCTCGAGGGCCTAGCCACCCGTGCCGATGTGAACGAGGCCATTGCGTTCAATGGCGTTGAGCGCGGCATCTCTGCTATCCAGCAGGGCATCTGTGACAGCACCTATGCGCTGAATAACAGCATCACCAGCGGCTTCAACAACACCAATGTGGCACTTCTCCAGGGCTTCAACGGCGTCCAGTCTCAGATGTGCAACATGGCCGCTCAGGCACAGGACTGCTGCTGCCAGACCCAGCGCGCTATCGACGGCGTGAACTACAACATGGCGACCAACACCTGCGCCATCCAGAATACCATCCAGAATAGCACACGAGATATCATTGACAGCCAGAACGCTGGTACTCGTGAAATCCTGAATTTCTTGACTCAGGATAAGATCGCCTCCCTCCAGTCTGAGAATCAGGCGTTGAAGTTCCAGGCCAGCCAGACCGCACAGAACTCTTATCTTGCTGCCATGTCTGACGCTCAGACCTCTGAGCTGATTCGGCGCATCAACCCCATGCCCGTACCCGCTTACCAAGTGCCCGCCCCCTATCCCTATTGCGGGACCTACAGCAGCGGCTGCGGCTGTGGCTGCTAAACTGGTCGAAATCGACCACTTTAAATTTCCGGCTCTGCCGTGACTATTTCGGGGCGGCGGGCTAAATGTCTGCCGCCCCTGATTTCTGGAGGTATTTTATGTCTTGTAAGCCTGTTTGCCGTCTGTGCGACAACCTGGTGCTAAGCCAGGCGGTCACCTTTACTGGAGGGAATCTTGAAATCAATCTGCCTGCCGGCGCCTACAACAACGGCGGGAAGTATTGCATTGTGGTAGCTCAGTCCATCCCGGCCACAACTACCATCAATGCACCTGTGTACATTACTATTGGTACGGGGACAGAGCTATATCCCCTTACCAAGCGTAACTGCGCGCAGGTGACTGCCTGTGGAATCCGTACCCGTACCCGCTACTCCGTCTGTGTGGTGACTACTCCCACCGGCGGCTCGTTCCGCATGTTGGGGCAGCCCTGCTGCTCTCCCAGCAACAATCTTGCCAGTATTGACGGCGGTGCTGCACCCGCCCCTACGGCGTAAGGAGGGGTCAAAATGAAACGATCTACTCGGATGATGCTCATGTCCGGCGGACGCAAGGATGACCGCCGTTATGACCGGGAGCCCGAGGACAAATTGCGCGACCGCCGTGGCCGGGAACACTACGACAATGGCCGTTATGCACCGCGCTCTGAGATGATGGAGCCGGAGGATCGGGGCTATCGTCGCTACTCTGATGGGCGCTTTGCCCCACGCAACGATGGTGGCATGTGGGTAGATAGCCGCTACTGGGATGACCGGATGTACGGCCCTCAGTCTCACTACGGCTACCCCTACGTCCCACCGGTCTATCGGGAGGATGGGAGCGCATACACAGAGCGACGGGAGATGAATCGGCCAATGAACAAAATCGGATTCGCTATCTCTGGAGAAGGAGAAATGAGAACTCCGAGAGAGTTTGACCATGACTACCGCATGGACGAGATGGCGTACAGAAAAGGTGGAGAACGCATGACAGGTTATGGGGCTGCTTCCGGCTATATCCCTTTCACGAAGGAGATGGCCGATGAATGGTCTAAGAATATGGACAACGAGGATGGCACCCGTGGCGCTCACTGGACGCTGGAGCAGGCCAAACAGGTCATGGCCCAGCGTGGGATTGAGTGCGACCCTGTCCAGTTCTGGGCGGCCCTCAACATGGTCTATAGTGACTACGTTAAGGTAGCCAAGAAACACGGTGTCGGTGATAAGATTGATTTCTATGCCGACATGGCAAAATCGTTCCTCTGTGACAAGGACGCACCGGAGGACAAGCTGGCCCGCTACTATGAGTACATTGTGAGGGCTTAAAGAGAGGGCAGAGGCTGTTGCCTCTGCCTTTTTTATGACCTGAAGGCATTGACGGCCAAAGTGTATCACTATTCATTTCAATTTGCACAGGTCACCGGTGGAATTTCCACCACCATTTCCACCACCTTATGTGCCTGAATATGCTATTTTATGTTTTCTATGCTTCTGATGTAGGGAATAAAAAAGTCAGGAAACACTTGATGTAACAAGCATTTCCTGACTTTTTGTTTTGGTACGCCCGAAGGGACTCGAACCCCCAGCCTTCAGAACCGGAATCAGAAAGTA